AATCTTCTACTAGTCTTCGTCTTTCTACTGACCTCAACTGCATAAAAGGAGTGAAGTTAGCAGAACCTAGAACTGCGACCTGAGTAAAAGAACGATAAGACATCTTTAAAATATTCTTTTCTAAATGTTCTTGATAATCTTTCATTGTAGCATCTTGATTAATAAGAGTGCCATTAGTATACAATTCAAACTTGTTTGGTTTTGCACCACGAACAACTTTGTAGTTTTTTCTTCCTACTTCGAATTCTATTTCTACAATCAGTTCTTTCTGATTGATAGAGTTGACTAGTAAGTCTTTCTTTAGATTACGAAACCCTTTACCATATAGACCAAAACATAATGCATCAAGTAATGTAGACTTACCTGCACCATTATCTCCTACAATCAATGTAGTTTGTGACCTATCAAGGTCGATAACTGTAAACTTATTTCCAGACGATAACAAATTTTTGTATCGTATCTTTTTAAAATTAATCATAGATAGTTGTGTTCTTCTAGTGCTTCATTATACAATGAAGTCATCAATTCTAGAAGTGGTTTTTTCTGACCTTGTATTTCAAGACCATCGATATATTTTTCTAGTATAGTAAGAGTGTCTTCTACTCCTTCAATGTCTTCATCGTCCATCAAGTCCATATGTTTATGGTCATCGACAACAACTACATGAAGAGGATTAGCGGCATGAAGTTTATCAATCATACTATCAAACCAGTATGGATTGTCTTTGTTTACCACTATGACTTTTGTGAATTTGCCTGTGAATTTTGAGTAATCTTTATTACTAATAGTTTCAAATGATTCTTTTGTATCATCATAGAAACATTTCTCAAACATTGTTAAAGGGTTATGAACAGGAGTCATTTCTCTTGTTTCAGTATCAAACACATGAAAGTATTTCTCATCGCCATAGTCTGACCATGTGAACTGCATTTGAGAACCAAGATACTTGATGTTCTTTACTTCTGATTTCTGATGAAAGTGACCACTGTATACTTTGTCGAATCGTTTTAGATATGAATGGTCAAGACCATGTTGACATGTCATACCTGGCATCATCAATGCACCTTCGATTTCGAAATGACCAAAACATGTATCTGAACCTGCACTCAATAGAAAGTCAATGCTATCTGCATAGTTCTCATTGTTTATCCATGGAACAAGTGCGAGAGGAATACCATCGTATTCTTTGACCATTGGTTCTGAAATGATATTGATGTTATCACTTTCGAATAGTAATAACTCTGGTGCATTTACTTCGTTAGTATTCTTATAATACACATCATGATTACCTAGAATCAAGTCCATTGATATGCCTCGTTCTAACATAGGTTCTATGAAGTGTTCACGATTATATTTCAATGAAGAAAAGTTTACATACTTTCTTCTATCAAAGTAATCGCCAAGATGCAGGATATGTTTTATATCATGTTCATCTAGATATGGAAAGAATACTTCTTCATAGAAACGGCCTTGATACTTTGCCATTTCAATCATATCTCCACGAACACCTGCATGTGTATCGTTAAGTATCGCTATTTTCATTCAGTAAATTTGTCTAGACCTTTTGTCTTAGTCTTCTTTGTTCTCTTTGATTTCCTTGGTTCGTATTCGACAGGATTCATATTTTCTTGCATCCACTCTACATTAGTATTAGTCATACCAGTTGTATCACCATCTATAGTATCAAATGTTTGAGCAGTTATATCTGCGGTCATTTGTTGTTTGATGAAGACTTGTTTCTTCTCTTTCTGTATCCTTCTAAGAAAGGCGTAATAACAAATCTGAGTAATGTATGCAAAAGCGTTATTAGATTTTTCTACATTGAAGTTTCCGATATATTGAATACAGTTTTCAATTGCATCACATATCATTTCATCTCTGTAGGTATAGTTTATAAAGTTAGGCCTCGTAGATAGTCGAGTTGCAATCTTATAGATACACTCACCTATGTAGTTGGACATTTGTGGTGGCGTTTTGCCTTTTGATTCGGCGAGTTTTACTTTCTCGTTATACTCGGCGACTGCTGCTGTGAACTCTTTGTTGTTGACATAGTGTTCGTTTTGTTTTGCGTTTTTTGCCATGATGTAGTTATTATACTAGGTTCCTACTGTATTTGTAAGTGGTTTTTAGTATTTATTTTTTTTAATTTTTTTTGGAAACCCCCTTGTGAATTTCGGGAGCAGTATGATAAGATAGCTTTGTCGCCAGGGACAATAGCTATTAAAAGATATATTGATTCAATGCAAATATCCCAAACATCAATCCAATCATAAACAACTGTATAAGAGTAGGCACGACTACAAATAATTTCATCGCATCAAATTGACCTGAACGGAAGAAATCTTTCTTCTCCCATTCGATGCACTCTTCTGGTGTCGCATCTACAGTTTTATTTAGTTGTAAGGAAAGTTGTTCAGGATATCGCATAGTTTGAAATCTTACGCTACATTCTTAGGACATCTGTGTCTAATAATGTATTCTGATGCTTTTCTAAGTTCTCCCTTAGATAGTTTACCATCTTTGTTTTTGTCAGCGGCATTGAAGAGTCCTCTCTTTACAACACAACCGTTGAATTCCAATTCTTCTGGTGTGACAAAGCCATCAACATTGACATCGAATCTTTCCATTCTCCAGTCTGCGTGAGCAGTTGAAGCAAAAGCAATTAGCATAGATAGAGTAAATAGTTTTTTCATAATTCTTCTCGGTTAAACAGAAACACCCATAACTGAAAAGCAAAAGACAAGCAGAAGTATCCCTACCTCTGCCTGGTCTCTTAGTCTTTCAACTGTTTTTCTAGACATTAGAATGATGCCTGTGCTAACAGCATAATACTGAATGGTAACAAAATTGGAAGTAGCAGTAGTGTTAAGAATTCCATTGCTTCAAGTATATTCGGTAGAATCTCTCTCAGGTCTTCGATTCGCCCACCCATGCTCTTCGCAATTGCTTTAATTGCCGTAGTCATGGTTCTCCGTGGTTGTTTATTATAAGATAATATTATAATGTATTATCACTATGGATTATACACGATTATTTAGTAAATTACTAGCCTCTAAAATGGATATTTTTGAAATTAATGAATCTTTTTTTTATCTTTAGGAACTTCTGCAAGTTCGAACTCTTCTCTTTCGTAATCGAGTTCATCTAAAACATCTTCTATGAAATCATCATCAGGCGCTCTGCCTAATATTCTATCTAATGACCTTCTCATAACTTCTGCAACTTTCTTATCTTCTACTGTTGCGAGAGGTATAGATTTATTTTCAATCATTTCAAACCATCTAGAAGATGCATCGTCATAGTATGGAACGAATTGCTCGTTCATGATATTTCTATGCACGATTTCAAACTTAGGTATAGACACCACTTCATCAGCACTTAGAGGTGCATATGGATAAAATACTGCGTTTGTTCTTGGTGTGCCTGGAACTAATGATAGTTGACATATCATAGGCAATGTTATTTCTAAGACCTCGCCACAATCTCTTGTCATACCAACAACTTCTGTTCCAGATTTTAATTTGATTACCTCATATCTTTGAGGTATGAGTTCTTTTGGTGTTGTCATTTTAAGTCAAATTGTTTTAGTTCGTAAGGAAAGTTCTCCTCGTTATAGGTATTTATCCTTTCTTTCAAGTGACGAAGTGTGAAATTATCGCATTGTAAATCATCTGCAATATCGAATAATCTCATACTATCTTTACCCTCTGCCTTACGAAGACCACGACCAATTGACTGTAAATTTCTTATCCTTGATTTAGAAGGACTTGCAAAGACAACATTATCTATCTTCTTTATATTAATACCTGTTGAGAAAGTTCCGTATGATGCCAGTATGACATTATTTTTCTTTTTAGAATTCTCAACAATCTCTCTTACTTGTTCTCTATCTTCTGTATCAGTTCCACCAAAAACATAATGTAATGTTCCATTCATTCTACTGACCATTGGGTTGAACAACTCCCATAATACTTGACCATGTTTTTCTACATACTGAAACAACACTAGTGTATTACCCTTTAGACTTCCTACGAGATTTGTTATAAACATATTTCTCTGTTGATTGCCTACAAGATAGTCCATCTCTTCTTGATATGTCATTTTCTTTTGTTTGGTATGACGAAGTATGACACATTGTATATCAATTTTTGCAATCGTTCCTTCTTCCATGAGTTGGTATGACGATATGACTTTCTTTACAGGACCAAACATACCTTCTAACTGCAATCTATGACATTCAGAACCATCTAAAGTTCCTGTAGTGCCTATTCTAATTGCAGTAGTTCTCATCTTCTCTAAGATACCTTTGAGTGTTTGTGCCTTGAATAGATGTGCCTCATCACCAACAACTACATCAAAAGATTGCATGACTTCTTTTGGTGCCTTAGCAAAACTCTGCCATGTTGTAATTGTTATTGGTGCATCGAATACAGGTTGACCAGAATATATCTTACATATATCTTCTTGATAACCATAGTCTTGAAAATCTTTTGCCATTTGTTCTACAAGAGATGTTGTAGGAACTATTACTATTGTTTTCTTGTTGTAGTATCTTGCAAGTAAATAAATGATTAATGATTTACCACTTGCAGTTGGTGAAAGTAGAAGTTGTCTGCCATATTGCACAGCAGTTCTAAATGCATCTAATTGATAATCTCTAGGCGCAAAAGGTAAGTTCAGTTCTTCTATAAAGTTCTCATCTGGTTGTCTTTCTTTCTCTCCTATTACATCTTGTATACCTTCAAAGTTAAAACCTCTTTCTCTACAGAACTCATCGACATATGGTAATAGACCTATGTAAATCTTATTTGTTTTGATAGAGAATAATCTAACTTTGCCATCCCAATATCTGTTCTTATAAGACGGCATAAACTTGGCACCAGGAACTGTAAACGAAAAGAAATCATGTAAGTCTTTTGCAAGACCATCATCGCAATGAACTCTCATAAAGACTTCATCTAATTTTTCTACTCTAACTGTTTCAGCCATTTTTTGGTGGGTTGATAGATTCAAGATAGAATCTTCTCTCCTTGATTGCCTTTTCGACTATCTTCATTTGTTCATCCATGTTCATAGGACCGATGTCTTCATCTGTCCATACACATAGTTTTACCATTGCTTGTTTTTTGAATTTTTTAGACATATCGTTTTCCATGATACCAACTAACTAGAGATATTCTAGTTCCTTGTGTGACTGGCATGACTTGATGATGAACGAAACTTGGAAACACTATGAATGTTCCTCTTTCTTTTGCACTGAATGGTGCAGTTTTAATATATGGGTCTACATCAACTTGCATCGAACCTGTTGACTTTAATTTATCAAAAAGACCTGTAGGTTCTATCCATTGAAAATGACCACCTTCGTATTCATCAGGATTAGACAATTGAATTGTCGAACTTATTTTTCTTATTCCGCCACCACTAGACTGTTCTCTACTAGGGTCACCTGCATCAGTATGCCATGTATAAAAATCTCCTGTGACTGGCGCATCTGGTCTATGATTGTATATTGTGTATTGATGATTCTCTATGTAGTTCCAATGATGCAACCAATTTCCATCTATGTTTGCTTGATTGATACCTTTTGTAATTTTTTCATGTATCTCTTGGGGCATCGCTTCATGAACAATCCATTTAACATCTGATTGTCTGATAAAGTTATCATTAGTGCCACCTGGTGCATCGCAATCAGCATCGGGGTCTCTATCATTGTTTCCAATAAGACCTGGTTCTAAATGCATTTGGTCTGCGACTGCTTGAATCATGTCGCACTCTCTTTCTGTAAAGAACTTATTGTATATAATACAATATCGAGATAGTATCATTATTGTCCTGCCATAAACTTACGCCATTCTATTGTATTCTTAATTGTTTGATGTCGCCATGTTATATTGTCCATACATCTCTTTAAGAAATCAACAGTGACTTCTAAGTAATCTATTTTTGCTTTGAGTGTTTGTAAATCTTTATCTGCATTGAAGAAGTAATTGAAATCATTCTTCATAATTTTTAGACCATCGAATGGGTCTGTTTGCCAACCAAATTCTCGTATCTGGTCTTCATCTAGTTTGCCTGTATACCATAACCACTTATACTTTAGTAATTCGTTATAGTCTTGATTATACTTTTTTAGTAGTAAGATTTTACTAGTGAGTAGGTCTGAATACTTTGCGTGTAGTTTAGGGACTTCAAGTGATGATTTATCTAGTTCGATATCATCTACTTTGCAATCCTCTTCCCACTGTAATTTAATTTCATCTAAAGTCATAATGTATATATTATATCACAAAAAGCGTGATATTACGAGGTGGTTTCTATTTCGTAATATGTAAATCTAAATGACACACTTACTGTTGCTGGTTCAGCGTCAGCACCAGATTCTAATTCAATCGACCCCAATGATATAGGAAATGCATCATGAAATCTTATGAATCTATTTGGTATATTTTTGTTTGTATTTAAAACTAGTGTTATATCTGAGTATTGATTCAAATCATTTTCTACAGATGCCATGACATTAGTTCTTGTAGTGGCAGTATCAGTATATGTTCCATATAGTTTTGGGTCACTTAAAGGAACGATTGAATCTATCCAATCATATATCTCTTTGAAGTTCTGTAAGTCTTCGTCTACAATAAATGATACTTCGAGTGTATCGAATGATGCCTTATCGCCTGGAAAAAATGCATCAAGACCAACACCAGCAGCTTGAACTGTTTCGCCGAATGTTATGCCTGGTATGTTTACTGTTCTGACATAATACTCTACAGTAGGAACTTTATCTATTAATAGTTTA